TCCGAGAAAATCACAGAGACCTTATCTTTACCTAAGCCGGGTCTCGCTACTTCAACTAAGAAGGCACCCGCTAAGGCACCCGCTAAGGCACCTGTTAAGACGCCGGTTAAGACGGATAAGCCACAACTGGGCACGCACTCCCGCATGGACGCAGCATACCAGTCGCAACGTGACCGACAAAGAGCACGAAATGTACGTGGGGGAAGCAACTCAGGTAGCCCGACTAAGGGTACTATTTATGGTAGCGAACCATTGGCAGGTAGCAAGTTCGACAAGGCAGCTTTCAGCGACCTAAAAACCGGAAAAAATAGCTATGGTGCTACCCGCATTGGTAAGACCGGCGGTACCAAGACAGACACAAAAGGCACCGGCACTAGCCGGGTGGCCAGAGCGGCTGACCCTAAGGATACAAGTGCTGCTGCTTCACGTGCACGCTTTGGTGCGGCTATGTCGTACCTGAACCCTTTCAGCTACATTGAAAATGTAGCGCGTCGTCGAGACCCAAGCGAAGTCAACAAAGCCAAGGGCGGTAAAGTTAAAAAGGAAAAGACCATGAAATATCGTTCCGGTGGTTCAATATCTTCAAAACCTCCGCAGCCCACTGCTGCCGACAGGAAATCAGACGCCAAGTTCCGTAAGTCCGTAAAGGACCTCAAGGTTACGCCAGAAAGTGCTGCGGCTATCGGACGTGGAAACCGTTCTACAGGTATGGCGAAAGGCGGAAAAATGGCACCTAAGTTCGGTGCTGCTATGAAAAAGAAATCGGCTGATACTAAGGGTCGTGCAATGATGAAGAAGGCCGGTGGCGGCAAGTGCTACGCCAAGGGCGGCTCCATCGACGGTATTGCCAAGAAAGGCAAGACTAAGGCTACGATGGTTAAGATGGCCCGTGGTGGTTCGGCCTTGATGCGTAGCCGTGACAGCTATGGCGGTGCTAACTTCAAAAAAGGCGGTAAGTGCTAATGCGCGCTTGTCGAGGTATGGGAGCAATGAACCCTGCTAAGATTCCCAAAGGAATGGCCAAAGGTGGAAAGCTTGACATCTCCAAAGCGATCAAGAAACCGGGCGCACTCCGTGCGCAGCTTGGCACTCCTAAGGGAAAGAAAATCCCAGCAGGAAAACTTGCTAAAGCCGCCAAGGCCCCCGGCAAGTTAGGCCAGCGTGCGCGGTTCGCGCAGATGCTGAAAGGCTTTAAGAAGAAGTAATGGCACGGTCGGACGAACCTAAGTGGAAACGCATTGTCGCTAGTGTAAAAGCTGGCGACAAAGGCGGTAAGCCGGGTCAATGGTCCGCCCGTAAAGCCCAGCTTGCGACCCAGCGGTATAAGAAGTCTGGTGGCGGCTATAGCGGCCCGAAGACAGAAGCGCAAAAATCCTTGTCCAAATGGACCAAGGAGGATTGGGGAACCAAGTCAGGCAAGCCATCCACACAGGGGGCAAAGGCTACCGGCGAACGCTATCTACCAAAGAAAGCACGTCAGGCGCTGACATCTTCTGAATATGCTGCTACAACCAAGGCGAAGCGTGAGGGTACAAAGGCGGGCAAGCAGTTCGTCAAGCAACCCAAGGGCGTTGCCAAGAAGACAGCGAGATTTAGATGACCACAAGTGGCACCACAGCATTTAACCTTAACCTCAACGACCTAGTCGAAGAGGCTTTTGAGCGTTGTGGTGCTGAGCTTCGCACGGGTTATGACCTACGTACGGCGCGGCGTAGCCTGAACCTGCTCACCATCGAGTGGGCAAACCGCGGCATCAACCTATGGACCATCGAGCAGGGTTCGATCCCCATGGTGCAGGGGCAAATTACTTATGAGCTACCTGTCGATACTATAGACCTGCTGGAACACGTGATCCGTACGCAGACTGGTCAAGGCCAGACTGATATTACCATTAACCGTATCAGCATCGACACATACTCAACGATCCCGAACAAGAACGCGCAGGGTCGGCCTATCCAAGTGTGGATTAACCGCCAGTCAGGTGCAGACTATCCGGTAGATGGCGTGGCTTATCCGAACATCAACGTCTGGCCCGCCCCAGAGCAGTCAAACTATTATACTTTCGTCTACTGGCGCTTGCGCCGCTTACAGGATGCTGGTGATGGTGTTACTACGCAGGATATACCGTTTAGGTTCCTCCCTTGTATGGTGGCTGGTCTCGCGTATCACCTATCCTTGAAGATACCCGGCGCACTTGAGCGCAGTCAAATGCTCAAGGCGGAATATGAAGAACTCTGGCAGCAGGCTGCTGATGAGGACCGCGAGAAAGCGCCACTGCGCATCGCGCCTCGTCAGTATTTCCGGTGACTTGTGCCTAATCGGTTTGCCTCTGGTAAATGGGCAATTTCGCAGTGTGACCGCTGCGGGTTTCGCTATAAGCTGAAAGAACTCAAGCGGCTTGTCATTAAGACCAAGAACGTCAACATCCTTGTGTGCCCTACGTGCTGGGAACCGGATCAGCCCCAGTTGCAGTTGGGTATGTACCCAGTTGATGACCCGCAAGCACTGCGTAACCCCCGTCCAGATACAACATATTACCAAGGTGGTTTGACCGGGCTACAAGAAGAAACGCAGGGTGAAGTGCCTAATGACAACGTGCTGGCGTTTGGCGGTCCATCAGGTGGTAGCCGTGTAATCCAGTGGGGTTGGGCACCTGTCGGGTTAAATAATCCTTTGGGTTTATTTGGCCTTCCAAATACGCTATTAGGTAGTGGTCAAGTAGGGACCGTAACGATTGAGACGGAGAATTAGCTATGGATAAGAAAGATATGAAGCAGGACAAGGCCACTGTGGCAAAGGCCGTGCACAAGCACGAGCGTGCGAAACACAAGGGTCAGCCTCTAACTAAGCTTGCTAAAGGCGGTAAGACTAACGCGCAGATGAAGGCTATGGGCCGCAATCTTGCCAAAATCGCCAACCAGAAGAAATCTTCGCGGGGTAAATAATATGGACTACAAGCCAAAGACGGTGCCGATTGTGAAGAACAATAATGGCTACCCGAACAATGTACCTAACACCCAGACCGTGAAAACACGCGGAACCGGTGCGGCAACTAAGGGCACGCATAGCAGCAAGAAGTTGGCATAATGAACTACGCTGAACTGTTCGAAACGATCAAGGGGTACGTCGAAAACGACTTCCCCAACACCTCATGGACCGGCTCTGACGGCTCCAGCACGGTGACATTGACGTCTACCGAACAGATCAACACGTTCATTGAAGAGGCTGAGCAGCGCATCTTTAACTCGGTCCAGTTATTAGACCTACGTAAGAATGTGACGGGTAACATGACAGCGGGAAATAAGTATCTCGCTGTACCCACTGATTGGCTGGCTAACTTCTCTATGGCGGTTATCGACGACACTGGGCGGTATGAGTATTTACTCAACAAGGACGTCAGCTTTATCCGACAGTCGTTTCCTAACCCAGATGACGAAGGCATACCCACACACTATGCCTACTTCGACGAAAACTCGTACATTCTAGGCCCAACGCCAGACGAGAATTATGCAGTCGAACTGCATTACTTCTATTACCCGCCTTCGATTGTGACGGCAGGCACGTCGTGGCTTGGCGATAATTTCGATAGCGTACTGCTTTATGGTTCTCTGCTTGAAGCTTACACCTTTATGAAAGGTGAATCTGATGTTATAGCAGGGTACCAGAAACGGTACGACGAAGCGATGGGAATGCTCAAGCAGCTTGGCGAAGGCAAGAACAGGCAGGATATGTACCGTACAACACAAGTAAGGTACCCCGTACGATGATTGCTGAACTAGAAACCGCCTTGGGTAATGTGCAAGTCATGACCACAAATGGTCGTGGTTTTTCTGCTGAAGAGCTTGCTGAGCGTGCCCTTAATCAAATTATCAATGTAGGTGATAACGCACCCCCGGTGATTGCGGATCAGGCTCGTGCCTTCCGGGAGAACTTGCGCGAGGTGCTCATCTACTTCATGCGCGAAGCTATGCGCTCGCGTAACGTGACTCTGGCAGCTAAGTTCACCGAAGCTGGGTTTCCTGAGCTTGTAAAACTAATTGATTCCTAAGGAGAATAACCATGGCTATTACCCAAGCTATGACAACCAGCTTCAAGGCCGAAATTTTGCTGGCTGTCCACGATTTTCGTAACACTGGTGGCGACACCTTCAAGTTGGCGTTGTACACTTCGTCGGCTTCTATCGACGCGAACACGACTGCCTACACGGCTACCAACGAAAGCACCGGTACAAACTACACCGCTGGCGGCGCTGCGCTGACCAATGGTGGCGTGACCGCTACTAACACCAACGCTTCGGCAGGTACTGGCTTTACGACCTTCAGCAACCTGACCTTCACCAACGCAACCGTGACGGCTCGTGGCGCGTTGATCTACAACACAACCCCTTCGGCTAACGGGACGGCGAACACCACGCTAACCAACGCTTCTGTGGCTGTGCTGGATTTTGGTTCGGATAAAACTTCTACGGCAGGTGACTTCACTATCATCTTCCCGACGAACAACAACACCTCGGCTATCATCAGGATTGCATAATGGCTCTCGTTATCGCTAACCGCGTACAAGAAACGACCACCACTACAGGCACTGGCACGGTAACTCTTGCCGGTGCCGTAGCTGGTTTTCAGTCGTTTGCGGTTGTCGGTAATGGCAATACCACCTATTATACAATCACCAGTGGCAATAACTGGGAAGTTGGGATCGGTACCTATACTTCTTCCGGCACTACGCTATCGCGTGACACCGTTTTAGCGTCTAGCGCGGGGGGAACAACCAAGATTACCCTTAGTGGTACGTCTACGGTATTCTCGTCATACCCGTCAGAACGTGCGGTGATGACCGATGTACCCCAGACTGTATCCAACAAGAAGCTGCAAACGTATAACGAAAACGTAACCACAGGCTCGTCCGGCACTGCTTATACAGTTGACCTTTCAACGGCCAACATCTTCGATATAACAATGACCGGCAACTGCACGTTTACGTTCAGCAACCCACCATCTTCTGGCGTGTCGTACAGCTTCATGCTAATCTTGGACCAAGATGCAACTGGGTCGCGTACGGCAACATGGCCTGCGTCTGTTAAGTGGCCAAATGGTTCGACGCCTACGTTGACCACAACGGCTAACAAGACAGACATTTTAAACTTCATCACTGTAGATGGCGGCACCACCTATTACGGTGCGCTATCACTAGCCAACATGTAAGGAGTTTTCACAATGGCTATCATTAAAATTGAGCAGATTCACCTGTATACGGATCAGGCTTTTGATGCAGAAACTAGGTTGCCCGTTGCTCCGGATAGCGACAGCGCTAAGGCTATTGCTTGGTTTGCTGAGCAAGGCATTACGGACTTCACTCACTTGAACTACGGTAATCCCGAAGGACATGAAGACTGCTTTGCCCCTTTGAACACATGGCCTTTCCTCGGCAAAACGGAGGATATCGCGGCATTTCCGTTTGTGTATTACACCGAGGTGCATGACGATCTTCCGGCGAACAATATGCCCATGGTACTTCTGTATGGGCTTGGCGCCATCCAAAATTCTAACCTGAGCGACCTCTGCCAGTTAGGTAAGTAAAATGCCCTTAAATCACATGAATGCCACAGGTTCGGCATCTGGTAGCCAAGTGTTTAACGCACCGGGCACCTTTATCGTGCCTACCGGTGTGTATAGTGTGAATTTATCAGGTCGTGGTGGTGCAGGTAACGCCGGTAATGCTGGTAACCCCGGCACGGCTGGTAACCCCGGCAACCCCGGAACTAATGGAAATGGCGGCGCTGGCGGCGCTGCGGGCGCAGCGGGTAACCCCGGCGCTACAGGTAACGCCGGTAATCCGGGCACAAATGGTAACGGAGGCGCAGGCGGCGCAGCAGGTCTAGCGGGTAACCCCGGAGGCACAGGAAATGCAGGTAATCCGGGCACCAACGGTAACGGAGGTGCAGGTGGCGCTGCTGGTGTAGCGGGTAATGCGGGCGGTACCGGTAACGCCGGTAATCCGGGCACCAATGGAAATGGCGGTGCTGGCGGCGCTCGTGGTAACGCAGGTAACCCCGGCACGGCTGGTAATCCGGGTAACGCAGGTAATAACGGTGCTGGCGGTGCTGGTGGCCCCAGAGGAAACGCAGGTAACCCCGGCGCTACGGGTAACGCAGGTAATCCCGGTAATAATGGTGCTGGCGGTGCAGGTGGCCCCAGAGGAAACGCAGGTAACCCCGGTGCGACAGGTAATGCTGGTAATCCCGGCAACAATGGTGCTGGCGGCAATGGTGGTTCTGGCGGCGCTGGTGGTAATGGTGGCGGTGGTGGGCGCGCTTGGTTTTGCGGTGCCACAGGGGGTGCTGGCGGTAACCCCGGCGGCTCCAGTGGAGCAAATGGCCCACCGGGAATTTGTTTTGCATCTGCTCCCGGCGGACCCGGTGGAAGCCCCGGCGGTGGCCCCGGCGGTCGTGGCGGCTGTTCATTCTACTGTTTCTGCTTTGGCGGTTGCTACTTTGGCGGCGGTGGCGGTGGCGGTGGCGGCGCAGGTGTAGCTGGTAACCCCGGAAACGCAGGGGGTGCGGGCGCAGCAGGTAGCGCGGGTAATCCGGGCGGCGGCGGGTCTGGCGCTAATCCGGGAAGCGGTGGATCGCCCGGTGGCGCAGGTGCTAACGGTAACCCGGGAAATACTGGCGCTGGAGGCAACGGAGCTACGGCTGGTAGTGCAGGCTCTCCGGGTGGTGCAGGTGCTAACGGTAACCCCGGAAATGCTGGTGCAGCGGGTACGGGTGCAACTAATGGCGGCGCAGGTTCTCCGGGTAATGCCGGTGCTGCTGGTAATCCGGGCAACACAGGAAATGCTGGTACAGGCGCAACCCCCGGTGGCGCGGGTTCTCCGGGTAATGCTGGCGCTAACGGTAACGCAGGTACGACAGGCAACGCAGGGACAGGCGCAACCCCCGGTGGGGCTGGATCGCCCGGTAATGCTGGTGCTAATGGTACCGCAGGTAATACAGGTGCAGCGGGTACAGGGGCTACCAACGGTGGGGCTGGGTCTCCGGGTAATGCTGGCGCAGCCGGTAACAACGGAACCGGTGCAGCAAACGGCAATCCCGGCACGGCAGGTAACACTGGTAATAGCTCGGCGTTTGGTAATTACCTCACGATGCCCGGAGGTGCGGGCGGCAATGGTGGTAATGCTGGCACGGGTAGTAATGGTGTAGCTGGCGCAGCGGGTAACCCCGGAGGCACTGGCAATCCGGGTAATCCCGGCAGTAACGGTAACGGAGGTGCTGGTGGCGCTGCGGGTGTCGCAGGTAACCCCGGTGGCACAGGCAATTCTGGAAACCCCGGTAATAACGGCACAGGTGGAGCGGGTGGTGCTCGTGGTAACGCCGGTAACCCCGGTGGCACAGGCAATTCTGGAAACCCCGGTAATAATGGTAATGGAGGCGCAGGTGGTGCCGCAGGTGCGGCAGGAAACCCCGGTGGTACTGGAAACGCAGGTAACCCCGGCACTAATGGCGCTGCCGGTGCCGCAGGTAATGGTGGGTCTGCCGGTAACCCCGGTGGCCAAGGTAACTCAGGTAACCCCGGTAATAATGGTGCGGGTGGCGCTGGTGGTAATGGTGGCGCTGCTGGTAACCCGGGTGCAATAGGTAACTCAGGTAACCCCGGAACTAACGGAAATGGTGGTGCTGGGGGTAATGCAGGTGCTGCCGGTAACCCCGGTTCTCCGGGTAACGCAGGTGCTCGTGGCGGCGGTGGCGGTGGCGGGGCTGGAGGCCAATGTGTATTTGTTGGCTCAGCCTGCCCCGGTGCCGCAGGCTCTGTTTCTGGTGGTGGCTCCAATGGCGCGGGTGGTCTTACTACTAACACCAACGGCAGCGCGGGTGGCCCCGGCGGAACAGGCCCCGCTGGTAATACTGGCGCAGGCGGTAGTGGCGCAACTGGCGGCGGTGCAGGCTCTCCGGGCAACGCAGGTGCTAACGGTAACGCAGGTAATACCGGTGCAGGTGGTAATGGTGCAACGTCGGGTAACGCAGGTTCTCCGGGCGGTGCGGGTGCCAATGGTAACCCCGGCAATACAGGGAACGCAGGCACTGGTGCGACTGGTGGTAACCCCGGCGGCGCAGGCGGCGCGGGTGCTAATGGTAATGCTGGTAATACAGGCAACGCAGGTACTGGCGCTACTAATGGCGGGGCGGGTTCTCCGGGTAACGCGGGCGCTAATGGTAATGCTGGTACAACAGGTGCAGCAGGCACCGGAGCAAATCCGGGTGCAGCAGGCTCTCCGGGTAACGCAGGTGTGGCAGGTAATGCGGGTACAACAGGTGCGGCGGGCACCGGTGCTACTCCGGGCGGTGCAGGCTCTCCGGGTA